ATTGAACATTAATCATTAATCATTAGTCACTCCTCTTTTCATTTCCAGCGCCTGCTCCAAGTACGGCACATCCTTAGGGTAGTGCTCCCGCTTCTGGGCGATGAGCTTCTCAAGGGTTGCCGCGCCCAGCTCCGAGAAGAGCGCCACAGCACCCTCTTTCAGTGCCAAGTACTTAAATCCCGTGATGTATAGTACCAAGGCATTGTACGGCACTCGCGAGAGGTCTACGATCTGTAACCCTGCTTGTACCTCCTTCTCCCCAGTGTAGTATACACGCCCTCCAGGGAGCAGCACCTCGAAGCACTCTTCCAGATTAGGCTTTAGGCGCTTTACCTCCCCCTGTTCTAAGGGGGAAGTAGTCGCCATGTTCTTATTTTCTTGATCCTTTGCCATTAATCATTGAGCATTAATCGTTAATCATTAATCATTATGCCTCAGCAATGCTTCCTGCATACTTGTACAACTTGGAGTTGGTGGTGATCTTCAGTGTTACCCCTGAATCGTCTTCGGCTTTCTTGCCTGTAGTAGCATCCGCCGAATCCATAAAGGCAGGGTTAATCTTTGTTCCCACTACCCACAAAGTACCTACAGCATCAGGCACAATAAAGGTCATAGGCACATTCTTGTAACGGCCGATAAAGTCGAGCACCTTGTCCGAAAAGCGTGGAATCTTTGCCTCAAGGTCTGTCTTTGCCTTCTTGTTCCCCGCGTTGCCCACAAGGCTCATCTTTAGTTCGTTCTCGTTGATCTGTAGGTCTATCCCCTTCCATATCTTCCCAGTGACAAGGGTTAGGCTCCCATCCTCTATGGTGTTAGCCTTGCCCAGCTCCCCCGTATTAGGAGGGAGCACACATTTGTCAAGGAAGGCCGTAGGCGCATACAGCACACGCGTACTGATACCCCCGCTCACCTCGTCGTTTGGACAGCTGTCCAAGCTCTCAAAAGGAGCATTATCAAAACAATTTGTAGCCATTTCTTTTATCTTTTAAGTTTATTCGTTTTTTACTCTTCACTCTTTACAATAAGAGCGCTTCCCCCGCCTATGAGCTGCACGAGTGCTTCCTCATCTGCGGACAACTCTTCCTGAGTGTAGCGCTCCCCACCGAATAGGATCTGTAAGGGCGCATCGTCTGCAAACTGGTACTTCTTTCCACGGAAAGAAAAGGCATGCCCCTCTCTCTTTTCCTCTGATACCTCAGGGGCGCCTGCACCCTCTTGGGTTGCTTCTCTCAAGGCAAGGGCTTTTTCCCTTTCGTCAAGGGACTGTTCACGTTGGTCAAGGGATTTTTCTCGTGCCTCCAACTCCGTACCGATGTCATTCAGTTCTGATTCCTTGCGATCCACAGCTGCTTCGCGGGCGCTCAGCTCCGAAGAGCGATCCTCAAGGAGCGCCTCGCGCTCCTCAAGGGTCAGTTCTCTGTTTTCGTTATTATCTTTTGCCATATATTATCTAATTTACATTATACCTGCAAGTTTTCCTCTGGATAGTACAACTTGTTCAAGTCAGCATTGTTAAGCCCACGCTTCTTGGATGCATCCGAGGTATATACATAGGTTAGCTCATTGATTGCAAAATCATACCCAAGGGTGAACTCTCCGAGTATATTCAAGATACGCTTATCCACCTGCACACTGGTAATGGTAGCAGGATTATCTATCATATCTACCATTTTGACAAAACCATTCTCTATAGTGGAAACAATAGTACCTTCTTTCAACCCTGGGATAGCGATAAGCTCACGCTTGCCCAAGCGGGTACGTGTAGGGCTGTCTTGGAATTTGTTTTGACCAAATCTGTCCTCGTAAGCGATCTGATAATCCTCCACATCCTTCACGCTCATAAATATACGCTTGATCTGATCCTTAGCATGTACAGGAAGACCACGCTCATAAGCTGTTACCACATCCAAAATGTTGGTAGAGGTAATGGCATCCCCTGGGATCAAAAAGTACGGATTTGTTGTGTCAAGCAAGCCCTTGCGGATAATCTCATTGAGTCCATCCATGGAATAGCCAAACTCTGGTGTGTCCAACCCTATCTTACTCGCATCATACTTTCCTGTTACTGATAGGATATTCACATCTGAAATCACTTTCTTAAGCAACAAGTCTATGGCTGCCTTGGAAATGGCTTTATCCTGCAACGACTTGTTTTCATCGTACAGCTCCTCCAAGACAGTACCCAAGATCTCCGCAGGATCCAAATCGTAATCCACCTTCTGATGATAGTTCTTCATCGTCTTGGTGCGGAACTGCAACTCCCCAAAGGGTGTCCATTTCTTGGAATTAAACCCTTGTACCACATGACCTATCAGGCTGTGTAGGCTCGGGTACGCTCCCTTTACCTTGGTCAGGGTACGGGAGTAGCGGTTCAGCAATATCTCTTGCGAAAGAATCGCCGCTTGGAAAACTTTTGGCTTTACAGACAAATAACGAACAATCTCGTTCTTTATCTGATCCACATTCATTGTCTGTGCTCTACTCATATTTTGTTCTTTTTAATTTTACATCCTTTTTCATTACAAAGAGGCTAACAGCTTATTGTGTGCGTCCTCAGGATTTAGGAACCCTCCTATATAATTCCCCTCGGGAGTTTCCTTCCCGTCATTACTTGGCTGGGTATGTACTGGGCGTTTCTCCCCATACTCCTTGCATGTTTGCCCAAGGGTAGCAATGTCTGCGATCGCGTCCCCTTGACTCTTTAAGCCGTTAAGCGCCATTGCCTCGCCAAGGGCTTCACTCAGCGCCTTGCCTTCTGTGGCGACTTTTTCTTTTTCAGCCTTCAGCGTGGCAATCTCCTGCTCAAGGGCAGCCACTTGCTCCGCAGTCGCAGCTTCTTTCTTCTCTGCAAGGGCTTCCTCCACCTTGGCCAGCTGCGAAGCGGTAAGGCTTACATACGCCTCACCCCCAAAGAGCGGCTTTTTTTCCTCTAAGGCACTCCCTAAAAGCGCCGATAACAATACGTATTTCATATCTCGTTTATTAAAGTTTCCAAACTCATTATTTCATCTACAAGGCCTACCTCCAGCGCGCCCTTAGGGGTATATACAGCCCCCTTGAACACGCGCCCGTCGTCCTTGATGTCTGCTCGGTACTCCTGCACGGAGCTAATAAAGCCCTTAGCCAGCTCGCTGAGGCGCTCCTTGGCGAGGGTATCATCACCTGCCACCAAGTCCCGCCATAGCTTGTTCTTTTCGCTGCTCTCAGGGGCATACACTTCATAGATCTTGGCGCCCCACTTCTCGAACATCTGCGAGTAGTCTTGCGTATGTAGCATGGTGCCAATGCTTCCTATCGCATCGGCAAAGGGGCTACTGACTACCTTATCGCAGGCCGCCGCAATCCAATAGGCTGCACTACACATATACCCATTGGTATAGGCCACGATAGGCTTTTCTATCCCCCTGATGATGTGTGCCAGCTCCGCTGTGCCTGAGACCATACCCCCGCCGCTGTTTATATCCAAGATGATAGCCGATACACTTGGGTGCGCGTCCAACTGCCGAAGGTAGCGCCCATAGCTCTGAGTACCTATATAGTCATAGGATGTATGCTTGACGATAGCTCCGTATATATCCACCACTACGGGGAAAGTATCCCGCCCGCTGGCACTCCCACTACGCGCCTGCACCTCCAGCTTAGCCTCATAATCCTCCTCTAACTTCTCCGAAGCCGCAAAAGCATTGTCCTTAAACCCTTTTACAAGCCCAGGAATAATGGAGAATAGGTATTCTTTTTCTATTGATAGGATCATTTTTTTTAGTTGTTAGAGATTTGTGGTTAGTATTTATTTACGGCAAAGGTAATATACCCCTTACACACCCCAAAGGACAGCTTTTATAATGATTAATACTAACAATGATTAATTCCCTCATTTCTTAATTGGTTGGTGGCAAGAACAATAATACTCGGAATTTCTCGGTTATTTTCCCCAGAGTAGGGAAGATGATCGTTTGCCCCGTTAGACTAATGGTAAATAGATCCTTCCCCGTACCGTTATCCACGATATTGTCATCTATGGTAAGGCTAAAGGGTTCCCTATGGTTACCCACCACGAGCATCTCCTGAGCCGATACCAATGCCACCACATACTTGCGCTTTTTGTGCATGGAGATTAGCTTCAGCCGCACCTCCTTGCTCAGCTCATACACAGGAAAGGTAACCTTCATATCGAAGTAGTCATTATGATTTTGTTCCTTGAGGCTTATCTTACGGCTGTAGCTGCTGGGGTGAGCCACTCTCAGTTTTACAAGGGCAGCATTCGGATCAGGGGTGAGCGACCTCAGATTCTGGTTAAAGGTAAAACTCGCCGCGTCAAAGAGCAGCACATGGCGGATCTCCCGCGTGAAATCCTCCCCAATATTACACAATTCGTAACTCATTTTTTTTAGATTATAGGCAAAGATAAGCGCCCTTTCCTGAATGGGAAAGGACGCTTTAAGCAGGTAACCGCTTACAATCCATTGTAAGCCTCATAGATATCCGCTAACTCCTCTTTATTTTCTTTCAAAATAAAGGATAGATCCAGCATGTAGTCGAAAATTTCTTCTAAAAACTCCTGATCATCTGAATCTAAGAGCTTAGCTTTTTTTATCTCTTTTGGGAATCTTGATAGCCTTTTTTGAAAATTCTTCTCTGTGGAGATCTTTTCAGCTACCTCAACGAGCCATTGAGAAAGCTCTTCCCCCAATTGCCTACTTAGTGGATGTGGATTGTTATTCATGTTTTTTACCTCCTTCCTATTATTGTTTAGTTATGACATGGATAGAATCAGTAATCCTAATTCCTTAGCGATAGCATGCTCGATACGAGCCCCTCGGCTTTCCTTCCAGTCAGGGAGGAGGAATATACCCCCACACCCCATGAGGAGTTCTATATCTCTGAGCATGTGCTGTTCCCAAGGGCTATCAATGGGCAGCCCATTCTCAAGAGGAGAAACAGGAGTTTGCCCCATCGCAATCAAGTACTGACATGCCTCGTGGAACTTCTCCCGTGTCTGCTCAATATCCGTGTCTGTTATCTTTCCTGATATGTATATTTTCATAGCTTCATAAGTTTAATTCTATTACAACAAAGGTTTGGCTTTCTCCAATAATTCCTTCTGCTCTTCGAGAAAATTGTAGGCTATTTCATGTGATTTAAAAGCAAGCACTCTACTATTATTGAGCCATAACTCCAAACAAAGTTTCCCTTTCTCTACCGAGATACAAAATTTATTCTTATCATCTTCCCAATCAGGCAGCCACCCCTCATTGTAGTAGTCCCTAAGAATAACTAATTGTCTAAGGGCTTCTAAAGCATCTTTACTTATTAAAAAGATATTTCCTTTTGCAAACTCTCTTTTTACCCAGTCTTCCGCTTCCTCAAAAGTCGGCGCAGGGCCTTTTTGTTCAAATCCTTCAAGTTCTATAGAATAATCCACAGTGGACAATGTATTGATTGCTCCTTTGCTTTTTACAAAGCAACCTTCGTTAGTGTATTGAATTTTTAAACCATCATTAAATTCAACCTTAATAGGAAAGTCATACTTTGTATCCTTTAAAATCTCTATTACTTTCCCTTTGTCTGGTGATATTGTTTTATCCCAAACGTCCATTCCTACTTTAAATACTGTTTTCATCCTCTTTTTATTTGTAAAAAAAATTATTTCTCCTAAACTAAGTACAAAGTACTGCTTCCCTTCTTCTGCACCCCATTCGCTCTTTCCTGTGCCTTGGGTGATCCCTTTCAGTTCAATAGCAAACCATGGCGCGTTCTTCCTATACCCATTGCGAAAGATGATCCTATCATATTTCTTTCCGATAAGCCGCTTTTCCCAATAGGGCTTGATCTCTCGGTATTCTTCCTTCTTCTCTCCTGAGAGAATAAGGTCAAACCAGTTTTTCTTGAGTGTAAGGTGTAAATTCATCTACTATAAATTTTAATCTTTTGGCTATTAATTCTATTATATCCACGGTTACGGCGTTGCCGATTAGCTTGTATCGTTGTGTTTTTGAGATACGCCTTATTCTCCCGTTATAATCGCCATATTGTGTCCAATTATCTGGGAACCCTTGCAGTCGTTCGCATTCGATCTCCGTGAGGCGGCGCATTCTACTAATGGCATAATTACTATTGTGCCTTGTTAGGGCAGGACTTATTCCCCTTTCATCAAATACTCTGTTTTGTTGAAATGGCTGCCTGCCATTGGATTCTTTAGACGGATTTAGCTGTACCACAGTCATGTCTGAGTGCAAACCTCCTGAATGTCCGCCACCTGTGAGTGTGGCGGCAACCTTTGGGACTATATAAGTATCATAACTCCCCATCTTGGAGTAGCGGGCTGTTATTGTTCGTGCAAGTGAAGATTTGAAATTTCCACCTCTCCAACCTTTTTCCCTTGTCTTTCTGTCAAGTAATTTATCATTTTCTCCGAAAGGAAATACTCCTGGGATACTTCTTCCTCCAAGATGTCCGACAAGGTATATCCGCTCTCTATTTT